TAATATAATCCTTAAAAGGAGACAGGGGGTATGTGGTGGTGCCCTGCCTCCATCTAAGAATTATATCATCGTTTAAACCAGGAAGGAAGACCTAAATGTGGACGAGTGTCGAACATATTATTTCTAGATCCTGGTGTTTTGCGATTATTATAATGCAAAAAAACTTGCACACATTCTTTGCCTTTAAATTTTTCTCTCCAATGTTCTAGCTCACAGCCAGAATAAACTAGCATATCTCCTGGTTTTAAATCTACTTTAATACCTTGTTTACCAACTTCTCCAGACGGCTCTAAATATATAGGCCAGTCATCACCACCAAGATTCATAGTAGTAGATATCTCACAACTAAATCTATCTTTGTGTCTTTTTAATTCATCGCCTTTTTTATATATTCTAGCGTATGTATAAGCCGGATATAATTTTAGACCTGTTGCTTTTTCCATATCTGGTTGACATTTAAGTAATAAAGTTTCCATAGCCATGTTTGAATATTGAGAATATGTATTTGGAATCTGTTCATTTGCTCCTTCATAATATCCAATAATAGTTTCAAAAGGCGAGAAGTATCTATGCTGTCTACAAGTATCATATACTTGTTTTTGCATTCTAAAATAATTAGCAATAAATATTGCAAGATCTTTTGATATTGCTTTTCTAATAATTGTATATTTATTTTTTTTAAAACTCATTAGAAATAATTAAAATTTATTACCATTCTGTTATTACAGTTTGTAGAATTTGTTCCGTAGTGTTCTTCATTAGCATCAAACAAAACCATTCTATTAGCTTTACTTTCTATCTTATTTTTTCCTATCATAGTGTAACCATTATTATCATTTAAATAATATATTGCTCCTTTAGATTTAAAATCCTGATCTTGATGTTTACCAAACTCAATTAATTTATTGGTTATAGGATTTAAATTAGCTTTTATTCTAATTAAAGACAAAGGCTCTAGTTTTTTTATTATAGGATTTAAACGATAAAAAAAATCAGAATTAACAATATTATCTTTGTAAAATATATGTACGAATTGATAATCAAATGGTTTATTATCAGCTGGTATTAATTTTCCTTTGTTAAAATACCAAGGAAAATTATCAGACTCCATAATTGTTTTTAAAACAAGATGATCTTCAAGAGACAAATAATTATCTTCTATTTTAAACATGCTTAGTCATTTCTTTCGGAATGGCTTGTATATTCCAATGTATAAATCTAAAAGGTTCAATACCAAAATCTACTGCGTATTCGTGTTCTAGATATCCTGGAAATATAATTAATGTTCCTGGTTTTGGTTTAAGATAAAACTGTTCGTGACCTGGCCATACACCTTTTAAGTCTGGTTTCATTTTTAATTTTGTTGTTCTTGCACCAGTCTTTGGTTCGTGAAAAATTGGGTATGATGTTTTATCACTACACTTTAGAAAATAAAAACCTGATACGTGTTGGTTCCAATGTATGTGTGCAGAATGATGACCACCACCTTTTTTAGCAAACTCTTGCACCCACAACTCACTAAACATAGTTTCATAATTAGTCATGTCATAACCTTGATGATCTAAATACTCCCAAGATTTTTGACCTATGTAATTTCTAAAATCTAAAAAATCATTGTCAGCTGTTAAAGGCGTTGAATGATGTGTTATTCCAAAATCACCATATTTTTTAATGTGATCTTTATTTCTTTTACGAGCATCATTAATATATTTATTACTTGCTTTGTTCAATGATTTAACAAACTCTGGTTTGTCCTCTGACCAAATTGTTGTGTTGAAATAATTATTTATATACATTATCTAAACGGCTTTCCTAAATGCCAAACTACAAGACTATATCTTGTGCCTGATGTAACTGGTTTAACTCTATGCCATACAAATGAAGGAAATACAATAATAGAACCTTTTGGTAATATTTCTTTACATTGTATTCTATGTTTTGATTCGTCTCGCATATGTGGATCATAGTCTCTAAAATCAAATTCTAATTCTCCACCACTATATTCTGAACCATCTGTTAATTGACAAGTCATAGAAAGTTTTCTAATTCTTCCATGCTCTGGATGATTTGGATCTTTACGATCATAAGGTTTGTTCCAACTATCACAGTGCCAATCATAATATTGATTTAATTTATATTTTGTAAACTGACAAGACTCTGATCTCTCCCAATCAAAATTCCAACCAGCGTTTCTATTTGCTTTGTGCACATACGGGTGTAATTCTTTATATATCCAAGTATCGTTCAACCATACTAAATCTGATTTTCTTTTTCTTTGTATGTTTTTAATATCCTCTTTTGATAATTCTTTATCATCGTATCCACCTGTTCTTGCAATACTTTCTTTTTGTGCATTAGCATATTTAATAACTTCATCACAAAACCTAGGTGTAAGAGCACCCTTAAAATACCAATAATAATTAGTTATATTCATATGTTATAGTTTGTACAAAATTTAAATTATCTTTTTGATCATTGATTAAATAATACATATTAGTTGATGGGAACATTATAAATTTATTATTTTCCAATGGTATATCCCAGCTTCTGCCTTTACGTCTATTATCTTCATAATGTATTCTAACCATACAATTTTTTACACTAACACCATATAACAATGTGTAATCTGGTGAGTTACGTAAATCTACGGGATCTATATTCAATAAAGGTATTGATACTTCTTGAGGTCTATATGTGTTGCCCCATGTTTGTTTGTTAATTAATTGAAAATGATATTCTAAATTTACATGTTCTCTAATGTAAGTATTTAACTTATCCCATTCTTTTGAAAATGGAAAAACAGAGTTATCAATGTTAGACATTAATATATCTTTTTGTAATTTATTTTGGTCAATGTCCCAATCTTTGGGCATTGTTACATCACCATAATACAATGCTATTTCAGATAATACTTTCTTTTGCATACCACATACCTTTTTAAATTATGCGAATTCGTCTGTCAAGTCCCAGGATTGATTGTCTTCATTCCACACATGAATCCATTTATGTGTACTTTCATCATTTTGAGATTTTTGTTCTTCATTTAGCGCAGGTGGATCACCAATGGGTGAATCCCAACTAGCAGTTGTAAGATTTTTAACCCATGATGGATAAGGTTTTTTAGGCCAAAAGATTTGATCATCTTCATCCCAAGTATAACCTATGCCCGCATAGTTTCCTCTAAATGCTTTTGAATCATCTCCAGACTCATGTTTATTTGATCTAGTGTTGTAAGATGTTTGAATCCACATTTCTGCAGGCCAATTGTTGTGTGTTTGTAACCACTCTTGTCCTACTCTTTCATCTTCAAGACCATCAGCATTTAACATCTTATCGTTATCCATAGTTAACACTTGAATAACTTTTCCGTTAGCTCCTAGTTTTGCAAAATGTGCCATAATGTTTCTCCTTATATATTAATTTTAATTATCATTCAACTATTGAAATTTATACCTAATAATAACAATACCTGAACCACCATTTGCACCAGCAGTTCCTGGATCAGATCCTGCTCCTCCACCACCGCCACCGCCAGTGTTAGTTGTTCCTGCAGCAGCATTACTGGTATCATCGTTAGCTCCACTTCCACCACCTCCAGAACCACCACTTCCACCTGCCCCTGGTCCTGGTGAAGAACCATTGTTTGTTGATCCACCACCGCCACCTCCACCAGCTCTTGCTGTGGGTGTTCCATTAATACTTGACGTAGCTCCTGTTCCACCAGGACCACCTTGATCAGCAGAACCTGGATTACCTCCTCCGGCTGTAGTTGCTCCACCGCCACCACCAGCTGAATTAGCTCTTGACACAGGAGTGTTTCCACCATCTTGACCTTGAGGCGGAGATACTGGAGGTTGATTACCACTACCAACAGGATTTGTACTTACTGCTCCACCGCCTGATCCTCCCGGTCCACCTCCTTGAGGAGTTGGATTTGATCTACTTGCTCCACCGCCACCACCTGCTGATGTTATTGTTGAAAAAACTGAAATTGCACCTGCAGCAGCAGGAGCTGGAGCAGCCGTGCCTGAAGGAGCTGGAAAAGGTGCTGTTGTTCCACCACCTCCTACTTGTATTGGATAAGATTGAACTGAAACTGGTAAAGCTGCAACTGAGCTTGGAGATGAACCTAATGGAGATACAGTATAACATCCAGAAGCTGTTCCTCCAGATTCTCTATAACCTCCACCGCCACCACCGCCTCCAGCATTTCCTGAATCAGACGCTCCTCTACCACCAGCACCACCACCAGCTACTACTAAATAATCTACTGTATTTGAACCTGAAGAATTACCTGCGCAAGTGACACAAAATGTACCTGGTCCTGTAAAAGTATGAACTTTAAAATTTGTACAAACAGTTGTAATTGTTCCACCTGTTGCATTAACAAATTTTTGTGAGTTTGTTACTTCGTTACTATTGACTGCTTGCCATCCTTTTGTTGAATCTCCAAATACTAATGTAACCGCTAGACCTTCAGTGTTTAAAAGCAAATCAAAAGTTTGACCCTCTATTTTATCAGATCCATTTGCAGAAATAGTTAAACCATTTGTATCAAAAGTTTGTGCATAATCTTTAAAAGCTACAATAGCTCCAGCAGTTCCTGCTGGTAAGTTTGCTGTTATAGCATTACTTGAAGTGTCTACAAAATAACCTTCACCATTTGAAGCAGAAAAAGTAGCAGATGTTTTAATTGATGTCTGCCAATCAACAGTTCCAGTTCTACCAAAACCTGTTTGTGTTCCGTTGTTCGTGATTGTTGCACCAGCAGGAATTGTAATAGTGTCACCACTATCTCCTAATTGAACTGTGCCACAATTTGTTCTTGGACTAATTTTATTTACTTTTACTTCACTCATAATTTACCTATTGAAACTTGTACCTTAATATTACTATACCACTTCCTCCACCTTTACCATTTTTTCCTGGGTTAGCTCCACCACCGCCACCACCGCCACCAGTGTTAGCTGTTCCTGCTGTTCCAAGTGAGCCATTTGGACCACCGTTACCTCCACCACCAGATCCACCAGATCCACCGGCATTATCGTGTCCTGAAGGCACATCTCCACCTCCGCCACCGCCACCACCGCCGGCTCTTGCAGTTGGTGTACCATTAATTGAACTTGTTGCTCCTGTTCCACCAGGACCACCTATAGTTCCACCTGCCCCTGGGCTTGTAGCAGAACCAGCAACTGTAGCACCACCGCCACCGCCACCACCAAAATTAGGTCCGCTTGAAGATCCTCCTGGATTTCCTTGAGGAGGGTTAACAACAGGTGTGTTTCCAGTTCCAACAGATCCACAAGGACCACCTCTACCTCCACCTGAACCACCTGGTTCACCATTTTCGTCTGGAGCAGATCTTGAACCACCTCCACCACCAGCTGCTGAAGTAATTCCTAGCGCTGATGAATTATTACCTGGGTCTCCTTTAACACCTGGAACAACACCGCCACCACCACCGCCTACAGCTATAGGATAACCTTGTACTGTAACAGCTATGGCTGCTGCGGGAGCAGCTCCTAATGGAGAAACTGAATAACATCCTGTTGCTGAACCAGGGGATTCTCTATATCCTCCTGCTCCACCGCCACCACCAGCTGCACCTGATCCACCTGGTGGTGGTCCACCACCTGAACCTCCACCGCCACCACCAGCCACTACTAAATAATCTACATTGTTTGGATTTCCTGAAGGTCCTGGTGCAATACTAGAAACACAAAAAGTTCCTGGACCTGTAAAAGTATGAATTTTAAAATTTCCTGACGTTGAAATTGAACCACCTGTTGCTTCAATAAAAGGCTCTGCACCCGTTTCTGTGTCTTCTGCATTTTGAACATTAACCCAACCTTTAGTGTCATCAACATATACAAGGGTAGCCGCTTGACCATTTACATTTAATATTAAATCTCCATCAACACCACCAATTTTTTGTGATCCATTTCTTGCTACTGTTAAATTATATGTTGCAAAATTTCTTGCGTAATCAGCAACTGCTACTATTGCTCCTGCCGTACCCGATGGTAAATTCATTGTTATTGCACTACTTTGATTTATAAAATATCCTTCACCACTTGCTGCCGTAAAAGTTGAAGTCTTTGGAGTTGTTTGCCAATCGACAGAACCTGATCTACCAAAACCTGATTGTGTTGCACCTGATGCAAGAGCTACGGTTCCACCACATCTACCTATTGTAACTGAAGATCCACAAACAACGATTGGATTAGAAGCTCCAGATCCTACCGTTGTAGTAGTTCCACATCGTTTAATAATGTTTGTACCACATTGATTTTGTACGTTATTTACTTTTATTGTGCTTGTCATAATTAACTTACTTTATACCTTATTATTACCACACCTGATCCGCCATTTCCACCTGCAGCTGGATTTGGACTTGTTCCTGGTGAATTGCTTCCACCGCCACCACCACCGCCAGTATTATCTGTTCCTGCTGTTCCAGCTGTTGGACCTGGGCCAGTTCCTATTCCACCTGCTCCACCACCGCCTGGTCCTCCTGAACCACCAGTCCCTGGGCTTCCTGGAGTTGGCGTTCCTTGGTCGGTTCCACCACCTCCACCACCAGATCTTACAATTGCTGAACCAGTAATTTCTGAAGATGCTCCATCTCCACCAGGACCACCATTTCTAGTCGGACCACCGTTTGATCCAGGGTCGGTAGCTCCACCGCCACCTCCACCACCTTTTACTGTTCCTGGTCCAACTCCACCTGCACCTCCAGCTGTTCCTTGTGCTGGGGTTGTAGAAGGAGTATTTCCTGCTGCACCATTATTAGCTTGGTTTGCTCTTCCACCACCACCGGACCCACCGGCTGTTAAAGTTGCACCACATTGTGGACCTGTGCCACCTCCAGAACCACCAGCGGATGTAATAGTTGAAAAAGTTGAAACACCACCACTAGGTGCTTGATTAACTGGGCCTCCTGTTGGTGGAGTTGCACCTGTTCCACCACCTCCAACTGTAATTGGGAAAGCTGTTGCTGTTACTGTAACTCTATTAGGAGCACTTGGCTGACCATCTAAAGGACTAGCTGTATAAGGTGTTGCTGGAGATTTAGTTTCTCTATATCCACCGGCACCACCACCGCCACCACCTTGACATCCACCACCGCCACCGCCAGCTACTACAACATAACTTACTTCATTATTAGCTGAACTTGCAGCGAGAGATTGAACTGTAAAAGTTCCTGGTCCTGTAAAAGTATGTATTCTGTCATTTCCACTACAAGTGATTGTTCCTCCAGTAGCTGATATAAAATTAGAACCCGTATCAGCAAAAACATTATCTTGAATTGATCTCCAACCAATTGTTGAATCTATATAAACTAAAGTTACTCCTTCACCTTCTGTAGTTAAATTTATACCACCTTCTCCACCATTAATTTTTTCTGAACCATTTGGTGAAATTGTTAAAGCATTTGTATCAAAAGTATTTCTGTAATCTTGAAAAGAAATAATAGCACCTGCTGATCCTGCTGGTAAAGTTGCTGTAATTGCACCACCATTTGTATCTACAAAAAATCCTTGTGTATTTACAGCAGTAAAGTTTGATGTTTTTATTGATCCTGTTTGCCAGTCTACAGTTCCAGTTCTACCAAAACCTGTCTGTGTACCATTGTTTGTGATAGTTACGCCTGAGGGTATATTAACTGTATCCCCTGAAGTACCTAATGTTAACGTTGTTCCACTTTGTGGATCTACCTGATCTACTTCTATTTTTGACATTAAACTACTACTACCGTTCCTGTTATTGTTTGAGTTCCAGTTACTGTAACTGGTCCTGCTAATACTGCATTACTAATTGTTTGATCATCAGACAAAGTTGATGAATGATTAAAAGCATAAGTTGAAGCTAACATACTTGCAGAAGGTGCTCTTGATGCAGGATAAGTACAAAAAACATTTTTTGTTCCTGCAGAAAAGTCTACCGCACTGTCTGAATTTGAAGACGAGATAATAGTATCTCTAGACAACGTATCCGGACTAGCATCAGTAACCGTACCAATGCCAACCTCGAACTCAGCTTGTCCAGGTAATTCTATAGCGTAAAAAGTTTTATTAGTCGTACCAATACCAGATACAAAAGTTTCAAAGCCAGTTTCAGCACCAGCCAAAGAAATAGTTCCTGTGCCTGTAGTAGTGGTAGTTTCTTTTACCCTGTCATTTAATACAAATGCCATTTACTACTCCAAAAATATTACGCGTTGCCTAATCTAATAATAGCCGCAGAACTAGATGCAGTTGGAAACTGAACAACAAAATCTCCGTTTGTTGCTGTCTTTGTTCCACCAAAATCTAAAACTAATACTGCTTCATTAGAACCGCCACTCTTATAAATCAAAGCTCCTACCGCTGATAACGTTACAGATGAAAAAGTTAAATCTGCAAAATCAACAAACGCAATATTACTTCCTATTGCAACTCCATTGTTAGTCAATGTGTTTCCACCAGAACTATAACTAGTTCCAGATGTACTAACTTCGTTAGTAGTAGTAAACGCCGTTGATGATGTCGTTAATCCCGATATGTCTGTGTATAAAGCAAGTTTAAAAGTTGATCCACCAGATGAATCAAAATTAAACGTACCTTTTAACAGGTCTGTTTTAAAAGAGTCAGGTATTACATTAGCCATATTTTTATCTCCTTAATTATGGTGATGGTGA